TGAATGGCCTTTGGGTATGCGTGGTGCGTTACCAGATGATCTTATACAGAACGCTAAGATCATGGCTCTGGAAGAACGCAACGTAGAGATACACGAGTTACGCAGGCAGCTAAACAGACTAGAAGTAGAAATTGGTAAACTAGACGCTCAGGTAACTGTCGAGCAAAATAATAAGGAATAGTCATGTCAGACCTAGAGCAAGCTATATCGCGTTTAGAGTCACACGAGCGTGAGTGCAGCATTCGTTACCAAATGATCCAGATGCAACTGGACGCACACAACCAACGCTTTGACAAACTAGAGAAGATGATGACAGGAGGCTTTGCGTCTATTGCTGTTATCGTCACTGTGGCTATTGCTATTTTGGAGTTTGCTAGATGATTGAGTCGCTCATAGGGCCTGTTACAGGGCTTCTAGACAAGTTTGTGCAGGACAAGGACCAGAAGGCTAGGCTGGCCCATGAAGTTGCTACAATGGCTCAGAGACACGCTCAGGAGCTTGCTAAGGCACAGCTAGAGGTTAACAAAGTAGAAGCGGCACATAAGTCCTTGTTTGTCTCTGGTTGGAGACCTGCAGTAGGCTGGTGTTGTGTCTTGGGTATGATGGGTAACTTTATGGTTATACCGTTTACCAACTTTGTACTAGCTCTGTTGGCTATTGAAGTCACTATACCACTCATTGACCTAGAGACTATGATGCCTGTACTGATGGGTATGCTTGGTCTTGGTGCTATGCGCTCTTATGAAAAAACCAAAGGCGTGTCGAGGGAAAAGTAAATGGCAACTCCAAGATACGGTGACATTTTAGAGATAAACGGGCAGCTTGTTGAGTTTACTCCTGTTGGCTATGTGCCTGTAAAAGGCAGGGAAGGTATGCTTACTAAGCCTGCTCCTACTAAACAACCAGCACCCGCTCCGACTGGTCCTGTAGGTACGCCTAGTTCACCACCCAAGCAGATGCCGGGAAAGTCTGGGCCATTCGATCCTAATGCTCCAGTACCAACACCTGCTCCTGCTCCACAACAAACTGCACCTGTAGGTACGCCTAGCAGTGATCCTACAAAGACTCAGCCCGGTGAAACTGGACCGTTTGACCCTAACGCTGAACCACCAGCGCCTGCACCTGCTCCAGAGCCTGAAATAGAGCTTGCTCCACCTAAGCCTTTACCAGATACAAAAGATGCTGAACCTGCACCAGAACCAGAAGGCGTAACTACCTTTACATTTTTTAAAGGTGTTGAGTTAGGTGATGCAAATCCTGATTTTTTATACAAAAGAGGTGACGCAACACAAGTAACAGAATCTGAGCTACGTGAGTACTTCAATGACGAAGGCTCTAGAATGCTTCAGCAAGCCTTCGGTGACTTTGATAACTATCTTGCTTACATGACTGAGCGAGAGGGGTTAATTCAAGCTGGTGATTACGATGTTGGTAACTGGGATGAATACACCGGAGGACTAACTGAAGATGAGTTGATGATTCTTGAGGGCGAAGATCTTACTCAATACGGTGATGATGCTCAGTCTGACTACACAGAGTTGTATGGTCAGCAAATGCAGGAGCAATCATCTGCGTATGACCGTTGGGTTAACTCTGAAGCCAACCAAGCTCTTCTAGCTAAGTATGGCGTAGAAGGTACAATGTATAATAGCGATGGAGATAGTTTTAAATGGAACGGATCTGCCTACGTTAAAACTAATAAGATAGATGATAGTGTTAACATAGGAGACATTGCTAAATTAGGTTTTGCAATTGCTCTTAGTGTAGTAGCAACTCCTGCAATTGCTAGTGCAATAGCTCCCAATGCCGTTGCTGGTTCTGCTGCTGCACTATCTGCAAATGCTGCTGCCTCTTCCATTGTAAATGCAGCAACACAGTTGTTAACAACAGGACAAATAGATCCTGAAGGTGCTTTACGGGCTGCTGCAACTTCTTTCTTAAGCAACACAGCAATGAATTCTTTAAGAGAAAGTGAAGTATTTGGTCAAATTGGAGATGCTGTTAATAGCACTACAACAGATCAACTTGTAAGTGCTAACGGAGATGTTCTTGGTCAAGTTGTTAGAGACGCTGCCGGAAATATTATTGAGTCAACCGGAGTAGATTCTAGCGTTTGGTTTGCATTATCTTCTGAGACAGGAGCAATAATACAAGAAGGACAAACTATAGTTTCACAAATAGCTTCCGTTATGCCTGAAGTTCCTGACTGGTTATATGATGCTACTCAGGCAACGGTAAACGCCGTAGATTCTGTTTTTAATTCAACAAGAAGCGGTATAGGAGCTAGTGCTACTGGAAACTTAAACTTTGAACCGTCTGATGTTAGCTTTATAGATCAGTTACGCGAGGCAATCGAAAGAGAAGAAGATCCAGAAGTTAGAGAGTCTTTAGAGCAAGAGTTAAGTCGTTATGAAGAATTGCCAGAAGAAGACATACTTGCTGATACAACACAAGAAGCTACAGGTTTTGAAGACAGCGTTGTACGTGAATTGTTAGATGAATACATACAGCCTGTACTAGAATCTCTTGAAGACCAAGACTTAGAAACAGCAGGTATACAAACTGCAATAGGTACTTTAACAGAACAACAACAAGAAACACTGCAAGAGTTTGTTCGTCAAGGTGGTCAAATAGAAGAGTTAGATTCTAATCAACAACAGATTATTGAAGACCTTGGTGGTGTTAATGAAGTTGTAAGCGATCTTGCAGAGAACGTTAGTGGTCTAGAAGAAGGACTGCAACAAGCTGCGACAGAACGTGAAGACATAAGAGCCAGTCAAGAAGCAGGGTTTACTCAAGCAGAACAAGATCGTCAGCGTCTTATGGAAGCTATTGTTGAAGCACGTGGTCAGACTACAGAGCTTAGTCAAGAGATGCGTGACTTACTTGCACAATCAAATCAAACAATGCAAGAGATGTTTGAAGGTACTGGTGTTGACATTGATGAGTTACGTTCAGGACAGCTTAGTCAAGAAGAAGCTACTAATGCGCTACGTGAGTATACTCAACAAGAGTTTGGCGCTGTACGAGAAGAGCTTGCAGCTGGTTTAACAGAGGCTCAACAAGAACGCCAAGAGTTAATGGAAGCTTGGATTGCAGCTAATGGTAACATTGAAAACCTTAGCGAAGAAATGCGCGACAGATTTGAAGCTACAAATCAAACTGTAGAAGAACTTTTTGCTGGTACTAATGTTGATATTCAAGAACTACGTGATGGTCAAATATCACAAGCACAAGCTACTGACGCATTACGTGAATATACTGAGCAAGAGTTGGGCGTTGTTCGTGAAGAATTACAGGCTGGTTTAACAGAGGCTCAACAAGAACGATACGAGTTAGCTCAAGATTTAATTGAAGTAGGCGGTTTAGTTGAAAACTTAGATGCTGCTTCACAAGAACGTTTTGATGAACTTGATATAACAGTAGATAGTTTAGCTGAAGAATTTGGTGTTGATTTTGATCGTCTTGAGCAAGGTCTTTTAAGTGCAGAAGAAGCTACCGATGCTTTACAAGAATACGCTGAGGAAGAGTTTGGTGTTGTACGAGAAGAAATTGCAGGAGTAGAAAGCAGTCTTAGAGACGCTATTGAAGCAGCACAGCAGGGACAAACAAGAGAGTTAACAGAAGCAGAAGCACGGTTGTTATCAGAAATAACAGGTGTTGAAGCAGGTGTTTTGCAACAACTATCTACAGTTGAAGGTGGTCTAAATACAAGACTTAACGAGTTAGGTACTGATTTAGGTCAAGTACAAACACAACTAGAAACATCTATTGCAGGTGTTCGTGGTGAAGTACGTGACGTAGAAGCAAGTCTGCAAGACGCATTAGAAGCCCAAGCACAAGGACAAGCTAGGCAACTTACTGAAGCCGAAGCGCGATTGTTAGCTGAAATAACAGGCGGTGATGCAGAACTTCTTAGAGAAATATCTGCTCAAACTGGAGGTTTACAACAGCAGTTAAACACATTAGGTGTAGATATAACTGATGTAGAATCTCGTTTAGGACAACAGATAACAGGTCTTGAAGAACGTATTGATGCTAATACTGCACAACAGTTAGAAGAACTTACAGGACTTAGATCAGAGTTTTTAGCAACGTTGTCTGCTTCTGAAGCTGCTGCTATTGCACGTAATCAAGGGCTTAGTGATCAACTTACAGAGCAGATTACAGGCGTTAGAGGTGAAACTGCTGCTCAAATAGAAGGCATTAATGAACGTCTAACTGATCGAATTGACGCCTATGAGCAACAGACAGGCGAACAACTTGACATTGCTGCTGAAGAACGTGCTGCTCTTGGCGGTCAACTAGGCACGCTTACTTCAGATGTAGCGCGTGTTGCTGAGGATGTTATACGTGCTGGTGGTCGCATTGAGGAACTAGATGAAGCAAGTAGACAGCGTTATGAAGAGCTAGGTCTCAGTATTGATGAATTAAGTCTACGTGTTGGTGTTAACTTAAACGCTCTTAGTGAAGGCATGTTAACTCAAGATGCAGCATTACGAGAGCTTATTGAAGAAACAACACAGCAAACTGAGCAGTCACTAACAGAACGTCTTGAAGAAGCAGAGCAAGGATTTGCTACAAGTTTATCAGATACTGAAGCTAATTTGTTGTCACAAATCACAGGCGTAGAATCTGGTGTGCTACAACAACTTGCAGAAGTTGAAGGTGGTCTACAGTCTCAGTTTGGTGAGCAGTTTGATGTAGTACAACAACAAGTATCTGGTTTAGAAGAACAAGTAACAGGTCTTGGTGAAGGTATTACAGGCCTTGGTCAAGCATTAGGCGTAGGTTTGTTAGGTCTTGCATCGGCACAACCAACAGCGCAAGAGATTGCAGCAGCAATGCCACGACAGCCTGTAGAGTTTGATCCGTTCCTTAAAGGTCTTAGCCCATTCCAACCTTTAACACCTATAGCACTTGCTCCACAAAAACAAACAGACGCTTTGAGCGAACTTAATAAATTTATTGGCAGACAAACAGGAATGCTGGTATGACATATCTTAACCTTATGAACAGTGTACTACGCAGACTTCGTGAAGAGGAAACATCGTCTGTTACCAGTACAACCTACGTTAAAATGGTAGGTGACTTTATTAATGATGCTAAGACACTGGTAGGTCAGGCAGCTGATTGGTCTGCGTTGCGTGAGACTATAACAATATCTACTACTGCGTCAGACAATACATACTCGCTGACAGGTGGTGGTGACAATATTAAAGTTATGTCAATGCTCAACGATACTGAAAACTGTTTTATGGAGTATCAAACTAAAGACTGGTTTAACGAGCAATTGTACATTAGCAGTGCAGCAGAAGGCACACCACGGTACTACACGTACAACGGGTTGGACTCTAATGGCGACACACAGATCCTTGTAGGCCCAACACCAGACAGTGTGTACAGTATTCGTGTAGACACTGTTAAGCGACAAGCAGATTTGAGTGCTAACACTGATGAGTTGCTTATTCCTGCTATGCCAGTAATACACCTTGCTGTAGCGTTGTTGGCACGTGAACGTGGTGAGACAGGCGGTACGTCTACTGCTGAGTACTTTACTATTGCTAACCAGTACTTGTCTGACGCTATTGCTATTGACGCAGCAAAGCACCCTGAAGAGATGGTATTTAGGACTATCTGATATGGCTCAAGAACTTAAGAGTATTAATCTTGTAGCTCCGGCATTCAAAGGTGTTAACACCGAAGACTCGCCGTTGGCTCAAGATCCGTCGTTTGCAGAGATTGCAGACAACGCCGTGATTGACAAACGTGGTCGTATTGCTGCACGTAAGGGCCACACTGTTGTAACAACAAACAAGACTGTACTTGGTACTGATTCTTTGTACAGCATCAAAGAATATAGGGACGACGCAGGAAACACCAAGATATTCTCTGTTGGTAACAACAAGATTATCAGCGGCACAACTACACTAGTAGACGAGACTCCCGGTGGTTACTCAATTAGCGCTAACGACTGGAAGATTGTTAACTTTAATGACCATTTGTTTTTCTTTCAACGTGGTTATGAGCCTTTGGTTTACTCTAATCACGTAGGGTCTGTAGAAGCACTGTCAAGTCATCCTCATGCTACTGGCGTTGCTAGTACTATGTACGGTCATGAGGTGTTAGCGGCGTATGGCCGTTTGTGGACTGCGGACTTTAGTACTAACAAGTCCACTATCTATTGGTCTGATTTGTTAGACGGAGCAGCATGGTCAGGAGGCTCTAGCGGAAACATTGACGTGTCCAAGGTATGGCCTGACGGTTACGACGAGATTGTAGCTTTAGCAGCACACAACGGTCTGTTAATTATCTTTGGTAAGCACAGCATCATTGTGTACGACGGTGCTACTTCTCCTGCTTCTATGACTTTGTCAGATACCGTAGCAGGCATTGGTTGCGTCAACAGGGACACTGTGCAGTACACTGGTACAGACGTGTTGTTCTTGTCACACACGGGACTTAAGAGCTTTGGTAGAACAATACAAGAAAAGTCAATGCCTATCAGCAGCTTGTCCGGCAACATTACAAAAGATATTATTGCTGCACTGCAGAACGAGACACAGTTCTTTAGATCGGTATACAGCCCAGAAGAAGGATTCTACCTGTTAACCTTTACAGGTCAGGATGTAACGTATTGTTTCGATGTACGAGGTACGTTAGAGAATGGATCATACCGTGTGACTCGTTGGCCGTCAACTAAGTTTACATCGTACACACGATTAGAAGACGGTACGCTACACGTAGGTACAACTAACGGTATCAGTACGTATACAGGTTACAGCGATAACGGCAGTGGTTACAGATTTAAATACTACAGTCCAAGCTTGACATTTGGTGATAGTGCTAGAATTAAAATATTAAAGAAGCTAAAGCCTACACTGGTTGGTGCAAACAACTCAGTTGTATTTATGAAGTGGGCTTATGATTTTGATACAACATACGCAACAACAGAGTTTACGGTAGGTACGCAGATAACTGGGTTCTACGGTGAAAGTGAGTATACAACAGTAGAATTTACAGGTGGTCAGCTAACAAACCAGCGTAGCCTCAACACCACCGGATATGGAACAAGTGTGCAGGTAGGTCTAGAGTCAGAGATAGATGGCTCACCACTGTCACTTCAGGAGATTAACGTAATGGCTTTGATAGGTAAACTGCTATGAGTAATGGATTTTTTAGTGATATTTTTGGGAATATACAGGACATAGGTTCTGCTTTATCACCAGCAATTCCTGCCATTGCAGGTACATTGTTAACAGGTGAGGCTTATGACAGGCTAAGTGATGTTGGTCGTGAGGCTGAAGCGGCAGCAATGGGGCTTGCAGAGCGTGGTCTTGCTGGGTCACAGTTTAAACCGTTTACGGTGACTACTCCTACAGGTGCTATGTTTACTACACGTATGGGTGGTCAACCAACAATGCCAGTAACAAGTCCCGGTGGTTTTGCTCCTAGCCCAACAGCACCTCCATCAATGGCGTTACCTCCTTTAGGTGGCGTGGGTTCAGGCGTTATGTCAAGAGGCGATCAGTTACTTCAAGATTTGCCGCAAATGATGCAAACAGATCCTGCCTTAAAATCGCAATATGACAGCCTTCTTCAAAACGCTATAAGGTCTTATGACGCAAGTCCAATGATACCTCAAGGCGGAGCAAGATTTGCCGCAGAACAAGACGCAATGCAACAATTAAAACGCTCAATAATGAATCAAGAACGACTTACTCAGCAACAACCAACTACAGGCGGTCTTGAAGTAGGTATGACGTTATCACCTCAAGAGCAAGCTATGCAACAACAGTTGTTTGGCGGTGCAGGTGACTTCTTCGGTCAAGCACAGATGCCTACAGCAACACGTGAGCAGGCTATCTTTGAGCGTATGCGAGCAGCACAACGTCCTGAAGAGGAACGTCAACGTCTAGCACTTGAAGAGCGTTTAGCAGGGCAAGGTAGACTTGGTGTTAGCTCTGCTGCCTACGGTGGTGCTACTCCTGAAATGCTGGCTATGGCTACAGCGCAAGAAGAAGCCCGTAACAGAGCCATGCTAGGCGCTATGCAGCAGGCTCAGGCAGAGCAGGCACAACAAGCAGGACTAGGACAGCAGTTCCTTGGTGCAAGCTATCTACCGCAGGCACAGCTGTTAGCAGCAGCGCAACCAGCACAGCGCATGGCAGAGCTACAGCAACAAGCTCAGTTGTACGGTACAGGACTCTTTGGTGAGACTGCGTTGTCTGGTATTGAGTCTAGATTGTTGGCAGAGCAAGCACGTGCTAACTTACTAGGCGGCATAGGATCTAACATTCTTGCTGGTTTGTTTACACCGCAGGTTACTAAGTCCGGTACTGTTATTGATCCGGGCGGTTTTGGTAATATAGGTGAAATTATAGAAGGTGTTGGTAGCGGTCTTGGCGGATTGTTCGGTAACATATTTGGAAGGGATTAATCATGGCTAAGTTTTCACAAACATTCTTACAGGGTCTGTTACAGCCTTCTTATCAAGAGGGTTTGTTTACTGCTGCGCGTGGTATTGGTCAGGCTCCTGCTCTTCGTATGCAACAACAGCAGCAACAAGCAGAGCAACAACAACTTGCTGCTATGGACCCTACGCAAAGATTTAACTTTGCTATTGATAAGTTAAACAAAGCTGGTAAGTACGACGAAGCTGCTAGATTAACAGCTAGTAGAGACCAGTATACTTTTAATCAAGCCGAAAGAGCAGCTAAAATACAAGTAAGAGACGATAAAAAAATAATTGATTTTGTTTCTAACGGTATGTTAGCAAATCAACAAACAGAAGTGCCTACTACTTTAAAAGTAGGAGAAGAAGAAATAGTTATTCCTCCAAGGTTGCGTGACGATATTTTAAAAGAGGCTAATCTAAAAAGAGAGCAACAAGAAAGTGCAGCGGCTTCTAAAAGTGCGATGGAATTAACAGGATATTATGCAGACTATGTTAATAACAATCCTGATTTATTGGAAAAAGTCCCGTCGCTTCAGCAACACATCGACACACTTAACTCAACGGAACCTAAATCTACTTTTGAAAGAAAGGCTGCTGTGTCTGCTGTTGTTAAAGCTGTTGATGCTGATCAGAAACAAAAAACAGACGCTATGTATTCTGACGAAGAGTATGACAGACAAGCAAGGATAATTACAGAAGATCTTATAAACGCAGGTTCTAATACTCATTTCTGGCAAGACTGGATGGGCAACCGCGACATTCATGATTTTTTAACAGGCAGCGGTACAGAAGATGAGGTAGAAGTTTTTCAAGAACAAATGGCATTAGGCATTAAACAGGGTATCAAAGGCAAGACAGAATTAATTGACTTTGCTATGTCTGGTATGCGTCGTAAAATAAAAGGTCAGGAACAATCAGAAGCTATTGACGAAAACGAAAGGCTGCAACAACAACTATTTGACAGTATCGTTAAAGACTTAATGGATGAGCAAGGACTTACATTAGAACAAGCAGAGTCTCAAGCACGTATTTTAACAGGTGCTGGTCCTATTGATCCTAATCTTGTCGCCGGTGGTGGTGGCATAGCTTTATACTGAGGTTTCCATGGCTAAAGCAACCGTTAGTAAACAACCTAAAAGTTCTAATGTAGATGATAGGGAAGATTTTAAGAACCCTAAAAAAGCTATACCTAGACTAGCGCGTCAAGCAGTAGATGCTGGTGCTACTTTAAAAGAGGTAGCGGCTGTACTGAAAACAGACGAAGCTTCTGTTGGTAAGATACTAGGCATTACCCCGCAAGATGCTACTAAGATAGAGTTTTTTGTCAAGCCCGGTGATGAGTTTGATACGGACTTTGATAAAACTCCCAGCATGTTTAAGCAAGTTGTTGATCGTGCTAGATATGCTTTAGAGTCTAGAGAGCTTCCTGATGTAAGCGTTGATAAACCTGACGTTACCCTTACTGACTTAATGGCTCAGTCAAAGCCATCTTTACCGTCTGTTTCAATTCCTGAAAGACCTAGTGTCGCCAAACCCGATACTACTTTAGCCCCTGTTCGTAAAGAAATTAGTCCTATGGGTACTTACGGGATGACCCGTGAAGAATTTGAAGCAGCTAGAGGACCACGTATAGGTGATGTAAAGCGTTCAGATATAGGTGGTGTTTTAAAAGACGTAGACATTTCTGAATCTCTTAAGGCAAAGATTAATGCTTTTGCAGAATTGAATCAAAGACTATCTGAAGTTTCTAAACCAGACGTTGTTGAACAAGAAGATGCAATGGCTGGTTTGTCTGACAGCTTGAAAGAAAAAGTAAACGCCTACAGAAACTCTAAATCTGAAGAGGGTATAGGGGTTCTTCGTGAAATAGCTGGTGGTTTATCTTTACAAACCGCAGACGAACTAGAGGCTTTATACGCATCTAAGGTAAACGACACTTCTTACTCTGTTGAGAAAGACAGGATTAACAGGGAAAGGGAAGAGTTTTCTTATCTTAATCCCGGCGCTGCTGTAGCTGCAGAAACGGTTGGTATTATTCCTTCAGCATTTTTAAGCACAGCCCTTTTAACCAGAGCAGGCATTGTCAGCCTACCTAAACAAGGTGCGATAGAGGCAGGTACATACGGTTTTGCTTCAGGAGAATCTGCAGAAGAACGGTTAATTTTAGGCAGCACTAGCGCATTAGTAGGTGGTAGTGTAGGTAAAATAATTGATTCTGTTTTTAATCCTAATCTTGTAAAAACATCTACAAATCCAGATACCTTACACACACAACAAGTTGATGCGTTACAGACTGCCGTGTCTGGACAAAAAATAACCAGACCAACCGCAGAGTTAACGGACGATGATCTTGTTGACCAGTTAATTATTAGAGAGACTGAGTTTCTTGCTGACGCAGTAGGGCGACAAGGTACTGATCCTAATGCACTAGGTAACACAATGCTTCGTTTGATGCGTTATGCAGAAGAGATGGGTGTTAGTGGTAAGCAGGCAGCTAAGGTTGTAGGTAAGAACAAAAGAGTTAAGCAATTAATTAAAGATTCTAACAGGGGTTTTGATGATGTTACACAGCTTAACGCCTTTAGAGAAGACTTGCTAGACCTAGCAGCAGGTCGTCTATCTATAGATAAAGGAAGAACAATACCGGAAGCACAAAGCAGCATTGTTAAGTTTCGGCGTTTTGCATCACCACTGGCTACCTTAGCAGAAACAGTAGTAGGTCCAGCATTCTCTTCTCGTATTATTCGTGGAATGAACCGTGTAGTTCGTGGTCAGTCTGAGCTAGACGAAATGTGGAAGGGTATGGAAGGTCTAAGAAACTTAGCGGATGACGTTAAGTTTAATGACTTGATGTTGGATGCTGTTAATGCAACAAACATTGGGGCCAAAGCAGCAGCAAAATCTTTACAAGCCGCTAAGAAATACGCTGATGCTAAAATAGGTAAAGGTGCTGGTGAAAGACTGCAAAAGTTCTTTGATGATAACGTAGAGTTTAACGGTCGTTATCGTAAAGAAGTGACTGCTGGTGTTTTGTCAGATGTGTGGCTGCACTCTGCGTTAAAGTATGTAGATGACGATGTTAGTTTGCGTATCAACAGGGCAAGAGCTGCTGGTAAAGCAGAGGACGTAGCTAGTAAGAAACGTAGTCGTAAGTCTATGGAAGAGGAGCGAGCAAAGCTAGACGGAGATGAGCTAGAGTACGCTAACATCTTTGATTCTCATTGGCGTTGGCAAAGAGAAACTCTTACACGTATGGAGCTAGGTAAGCAGTTAGGTTTCCGTACATCTGGTATGCCTACTGTAGCGTTAGATGTTGATAAGCTGCCAAAGCGTCTTAGGAAAAAAGTCAAGAAAGGTGAGATGACTGCCTTAGAAGCAACAGCTAAACTTGAAAGCGATTCCTTTAAGTTGTTTGATGAGAAGATCATACGTGAAGCAATGGAACGCGAAGGTCTTTCTGATCTACAAATTAAAAACGCTATTGAAATACTAGATGACCTAGGCGTTAACGCTAACAGGGGTATGTCTCAAGAGCTAGAAGTTGTTAGAAGCTTGGGATATGTAGGTACTATTGCTAACCCTTACGGTGCGTTGATGAACGTACACGATTTATTCAACGCTGCTTTTGAGTTAGGTGTAGGTAACGTACTTAAGTCTGTCTTTGGTAAAAACAATATACGTCTTTCTGCTGATGATGTTGGTCTGGCTAGGCAGGTCTTTGGTGAGTTTATTAGACGGTCTACTAAAGGTGATAGCTCTATAACAGGAGTTAAGTTCCTAGAAAAACTAGCTAAGGGCAGTGAAGATTTACTTGAATGGTCTATGAAAGCTTCTGGTTTTTCTGGTCTTGATAAGTTCGGTAAGACAAAGATCATGGGTGCTTCTTTTAACAAGGCCAAGCAAGACATGGCTAGAGGGTCGTTTGATAGTAAGTGGGCTAACACTTTTAGTAAGGCGGAACTAGATCAACTTAAAAGAGATATAGCTGCTGGTGATACTAACAGTGAACTTGTTCGTGATCTTGTGATGTTTGATCTGTTCAGGCTACAGCCTATCAACCCAGCAGCCCAGACTTCAGCAGGACTTAAAACTCCTAACGCACGAATCTTTTACATGTTAAAAGGTTTTGCTGTCAAACAGCTTGATCTAATGGAACGTCGTATCTTTAGAGAGTGGCAACAAGGTAACAAAAAAGAAGCACTTAATAACGCAATGAAGTACCTAGTTATTTCTGGTGGTGGTTTCGGTGTTGTCAACGAAGGTCGTCAAGTGTTGAAAGGAGAAGCACCAAACCCTGAAGAAGCTGCTGTTGGTGCTTTGTATCAGATAGGTTCAGTACTTACCTTGGGTGCTATGGGTGCTAACGATTATGGCTACACCAAGTTTATGCAAGACCCTGCAAACGCTATGCTGACTAATATATTCCCGCCTGTTAGTGCTACTTTGCCTGCCGCTGTCTTAAAAGATATGGGTGAAGCAGCAACTAAAGGAGACCCACTACCAGATGAAACAATATACGCTCTTCCAGTAGTGGGTAAGACCCTTAAAGGTGTGTTCGACTAAATCTCGCAGTTGTTACCAGTGCAGGCTAACGTCTGTGATCCTTCAGTCATATCAGAGTTTTCAGAGATGTTCCAATCAATAGTCTCTGGAAACTCTGCCTTCAGTTTCTCATAAGTCTCAAGATCAACAGGCTCATAAGGTGCTTGTTGGTATGTGTGTTCACTGTATGGCAAGAACGATACACCACTGATCTTATCGAACTTGTTGTACAACCATTGACCTACCTCAAGAAACTCATCGTCCCTGTAGTAACAGGTCATTGACGGTTTGTGTTCACACCAAAAGTCCTGATAAATCTCCCACAGTTCTAACTGCTCCATAGCACCCATCTCAGAGGCCGTCACAGCCCCGTCAGGAGACTTTATAGGGAAGGAGAATACCTTGGTACTGGGTGACATTACATCGTCCTCTACAGGGATTCCTGCGGCCTCAAGGACTGTACACAATGGGTCTCTTGCGTCTGCTCGTACTCGTCTGATGTACTGTTGTGCGTATCGTGGGTGTATACCACTAGCAGAATCAACCAGTTGAGACACAGTACCGCTAGGCTTAACGGCGGTAATAGCAGTAGAAGTATTAATAGCCAGTCGGTTAGCCCATGATTTATTCGTTCCGATAGCCTCTTCACGTAACTCAGTAAGCCATGTTTTGAGGACACCTTTATCCCTCCTTCCCGACAACGTCGGATGATCCATGATTCCCGTTAACGACACACCAAGCAATGCTTCTTCCTCAGTGTTGTTCTTCCACACCTTACGTAGGTAACGGAAGTCAGTTAAGGTAGCCTGTAAAGTTCCAAGGATAGTCGCAACACGTACTTTTCGTTTAAGGTCTGACAACGTATCGGTTGCCCTGACAACAACTTCTGATAGATTGCAGAACTGGTAAGGCCGTAAGATAATTTCGCTACATGGATTAGTTCCAAAATCATAGGTAGCATCTCGTCGCTCGTTCTTTGCAGCTTGCTTTTGACTTGCGACTCTAGAGAACATACCTCGCTCTCCTGATCGGGACTCGTATAAACTTTTCCATTCATTTAGGAATGCCTCAAAGTCTGGCTTCTCTGTATAACATGCACTGTTGTTGGCTAGGCCACGCTGAGGATTGTCTTGCCACCACTGGCCTGACTTGCATCGTCGGAGTCTATCGTCAGTGAGGTTAGACAAACTGATGAGAGCGCTTCTACGCACTCCCCCGACGACAACGATCTGTGCAATCTTACAGCACAAATCGTGACATTCGATTGAGGAGAGTTTACGTCCATGAGCTTCCCGAAAGACGTCAACGGTGAAGTTAAACAGATCGACAAGAGGTTCTGGACCAGATGCTCTACCGCCGAAGGTCTTAAGGGCTGCGCCTGCAGATCGTACTCCAGATACGTCCCACTTTGGAAGCTGACCCGAATAGAGCAAGCTAATAAGTTCTCTGTATGCTTTAGCCCAGCCAATTTTAGAATCGGCGACGTGTATAACGGTATCGGTGTCATGAAATTCCTCCGCAACTTCAGGTAGTTTGGATACGTACTGACGCTCAACGCTGAAGCCTACGCCTGTACCGCACATCAGGACGTACATCATCTCGTCAAACGCTTTAGGATGATCAATAGGTAGGTAGCTACAGTTGAAGCCAGCTACGTTGTCACGATCTAGTGCTTCCCCTGCAGTCATCAACGCTCTCATACTGGGCATAACATCTAGATCATGAATGTCTTTGAACATCCCATTAGCTTCTTCAAGAGTAAGCTTACCTTTCTCAACCCAGAAGTTTAGGTACCTGTCGATTGTTTCTTCCCAAGTCTCTCGACGTTGCTCGTCTGGTAGGTAACGTGCGTAGCGGGACTTGTGAATGTATTGTTGATATGCGTCCATTAATTTAATTCCTTAATCAGTCGTTCAATGTACCATCGACACTTGCGTAAGTCTTCGATGGGTTTGCCTTTGTAATCATACCGCCACAGATACTTCAGTGCGTTGCCTTTCAGATAACCACGAAACTCATGGTCAGGCATGGATGCCTTGATAGCTTCGATGGCTTCTACTGCGCCTTTGTTGTAGTGGTCGGGTTGTTCTACTGGGTCTGCTTTCTTTCTGATAGATAAGTTGTTAAGTGCTGCAACTGTATCCCACTCTTCAGGAGTAGCGTTATCAATACTCATCCGTATTTTCTCCTAAGATAGTTCATGCTGATTGGTAGCTCATCAAAGGAACCGTCGTCTACTTCGTTGAGCATCCAGATTCCAGACCAGCTTCCGTTCGTTTGTGCGTTTAGGTAGTCTTCGCTGTGGTTGTAATAGATACCAGCAAACAAACCAGTGATGTTACTACCGTCTGCTTTACGTGCGTAGGCTATGTCTCTGTCTTGCACGTGTCCCATGATGCACGACATGAACTTCTTTTGCAACATAAGTTTTGCACACGTGACGGGTCTGCCCATGACTCCACTCGTGAAGTAGTGGCAGTACGCGATGCCATCGATGATGACTGGTTGTAGAAAAGGTACAACTTCCCAACCGGTTTCGTCTAATAAGAAATGATCATAGCTCATCAGTCCTTCTAGTTTAGGGTCAGCTTCAATAGCACGTTCTATACGCTGTTCATGGTTGCCTAACAAGAATACCATCCGTGGTGTCCATGTCTTCTTTTTGTTACTACGCAATCGCTCCTGTTCTTTGTGGATAGGTAACATGAATTGATTCATAGCTTCGATGCCAGCTTCAATGTCAAGTGTATACCGCCGTCCCTCAAAGGACTTCTTACCTACGTCATAGCTACTGAGACTTGGCATGTCCCAGTGATCCCCCAGATGAATGATAACGTCAGGCTTTGTAGCGGCTGCGTAGCGTCCAGCCCAGTACAGATGCTGGTTAGGCAGTCCCGGTTTTACTTGAGTATCAGGTATTACTAGGTGTCTAGTCATTGCTTTTTACTCCATCCGACAGGACAGGTTTCTGGTGTGTACCATGTGAATCCCTGTTTGTCTGCCCATTCTTGCATGGTGTATCTTGTTCCGTCACTTCTACGTCTTGCTCCGGGCATAGCTGTTCTTGGGTTTTGGAAGACGAAGACCAATGTCTCCTTCTCGCCAAGGCATCGGCTAATATCAACATACTTCTTCGCTTCTGCTCTGTCACGGAACCTCCCCTTAGCTTCAATATATATAGTAGAATCTATACTGTAATATACAAAGTCTGGTTCGTACGTCTTAACCTGCGTGTACGTTAGCTTGTTAACATGGTACTCGCATCTCTTGAACTTCTGGTGAAGATCATACTCGAACCAGCTATCATAACCTTTCGGTACGTTACGTCTCGTTCTCTTCACTTGGTCTTTCCCATGTTTGATTAGGTTCACGACGCAGCCAAAGCAGCCTAGCGTTCTCAATGACACGCTCTTCAGACTCTAACAACTCAACGCACTTGTTAAACATCTCTATCTCTGTCAGTCCTTCAAGGAGCTTCTGAGACTTCTTATCACCAATACCATACACACCGACAATGTTATCAGCTTTGTCGCCCATGATGATCTGACGATAGAAGAACAGTAAGCCTTCCTCTTCATTGACAGATGTTAGTTCACGCTTGTTGAAGTTGTAATGTCTGCACGGTACTTGCTGGAAGTCCTTGTCGAGACTAGCAATGATGCTGTCAGGGATGGCGGTAGCGTCGATAGCAATCAAGTCATCTGCTTCCTCATCTTCTGACACAACAGCATTCCAATCTTCGATCAGGTACTTGCGTATAGCTTCCAAGTGTACAGGCTTTTCTTTGTCCTTACGGTTACCCTTGTAAGGCGCAGTAACGGCTATGTCATTACGAAAGTTACCCTTACCTGTCAGGTAGACACGGTAGTCTGGTTCGCCGTCTATCATAGTGTATAGATCGCTTACCATATCAGACAAGAAACTGCCCGTAGTATAACAGGCAGTCTTGACTGACTCATCATTGCACTTGAATGCACAACGATAAGCCACAATGTCACCATCAATCAGAATCACAACGCTTCCGCTTCAGATACTGAGTTGTCAGCGTATTCGATCAGGTTAGTAACCTTCATCTTGATCATGGATGGTGAACGTCCTGTACCAACAGACCAGTCATAGTATCCTACAACAGCGATAGCTTCAGATCCGTTAGCGATAAGAACATCTTCAGGAATCTCAACACCGTTCTCATCCGTTAGACGCATAGGGTTGTTGCTCTTCATGGTGATAAAGAAGCCACGGTCATCGCCCTTGTTGCTAGGTGCAATACCCATCTCTTCAATGGCCTCAACAGCTTTCTCGCTGAGGTTTCCAAGCTGCACTTGATACTTGTTACTGTACTTGTTGAGCTTGTTACGCTCACACCAGTAGACGGTACCGCGTACAGTGATGGGTGGTAGTTTGTTTGCAGACATAAGTTTCTCCTTAATGAGTTTCTGCCCAATTGTTGCCTACTCTATATTCGCCGTCTAATGGACACCGTAGGCTGAGTGTCTCTCCGGCAAGCTTGATAGCACGTACACCCATACGTCCAACCGTATCAGCGTAGTGTGCTGGTGTTTCTATTTGCCATTCGTCATGGACGTTAGCAACAAATCTGTGTGGTATGTACAGTAACTTAGCATTCAAGATTGTCAAGGCTTCCTTCATAACGATAGCTCCAGCACCTTGAAGTAATGTATTCAAGGCGGCGTGTTCTGATCTGACTCTGAGTTTTCGTCCGTCGAGTCCAACAAGGACGCCCGATGCAGCCTGTCCGAGAGTATCTCTTCTAACTCTTTCAAGAGACGGCGTGTTAGAAAGAAATGTTTCTTTAAGTCTGCGTCCAGTAACGCTATTTCCTCCAACGATAGCTCCGATCTTAGCATCTCCGGCTCCATACAAAAACGCATAAATGAATGTTTTCGCAAGAGGGCGGCTCTCAAGTTTAGCTGCTCGTTGATTAGCCGTATGAATATCGCCATTGAGTATTTCATTAGTGTAGTCTTCGTCGTCCATGTAGTGAGCTAACATACGTAACTCTAAACCGCTGGCGTCGATGCCAACTAACTTGTTACCTTCATCCACTGTCCAACATGATCGACACTCTGTACCGAACGGTGCGGATACTGCTGGCACTTGTGCCATGTTAGGTGACTGATGTGTCATGCGTCCTGTCACAGCTCCGTTGGTAATGACTCTGCCATGTACTCTACCATCGTCCTTCACTGCTTTCAACCATGAATCTATTTGAGCTACCCGCTTCTGTAACATCATGTAACGTGCAACAGCCTTGGCTTCGGGAAGATTTATCCCATCAAGTACCTTCTCATCAACGATGATGTTTCCCTTCTCAGTCTTCTTGTCAAACTTGACACCCAGACCTTGTAGTCTCTCAGCTATCTGCTTCCGTGAGCCGGGATTGAATACTGTTACCTTGTCCTTCAGTTGCTTACCTGTCTTCTCTGACCAACGTTCTTCAACGATGGGTGGGAAGATAGCTTGTAGCTCTGCTTCGATGTTGTTCATCTCAAACATAAGATCCATCATCAACTTCTCTGCATACGGTACGTCAAGCTTAAAACCGTTACGTTCCTGCTCAGTGGCGATCCAGCCTACACGATGCTCAAGATCAATACATTTCTCAGAAAAACCCTCTTTAAATAGCTGCATATCCAACCACCTGTGAACCTGTTCAGTCAGTTCAACGTCAGCGATACAGTACTCGATCATCTCGTCTGTTAGTCCACCGTCGTAGTCTGTGAAGTCGAGCTTCCCTGTTCCTCCAAGGATTGTTCCCCAATTACGCAGTGAATGTCCCCCGTCTTGGCTGGGATTGTAGAGTCTGGAGAGGTAGAGAGTGTCCACAACAAGATGCCTAGCAACCCGTACGTTCCAAACACGATCAAGAATACCCACGTCGAATCCGATGAGGTTATGTCCAACGATTTTGTCTGCATTATTCAACACCTTCTGCAATGTGTCTGGTGAGGTGTGAACTTGTATATCGTTCTTCACCTTCGTAACGGCACACCAGATCGTTAAGTGATCCAAAGTGGTTTCTATATCCAAGTAACAGGTATTCATGGTATTTCTCATTCAGTTCGTTACGTTCAGCGTCGTGGTTAAACTTCTGATAAGTCTCCATCAACTGTTCCTGTTCCAATATCCAACTCCCAATCTTGCTCATGGTAGATCATCTCCTCTAGGTCTGCGAGTGTACGTAGATCGGCGCGGTCGATTACATCACCGTCATCAAGACTAACAGCGAAGCATTTGTTGCACAAGTCTACAAACTCTTGGCTAACAGCAAACCGTCTTGTTGCTTCGTAGTCTGTTAGCTCTACGTCACACGCTATACATCTCATTCAATAAGTTCCTCTACTGGCGTCAGCTTATGCTGATCTAAAAAGTAGGCTGGTTTACCTCTACCAAAAGGATCGCCCCAGTTTTCCTCTTGTACTATCTCATCATAAGTAGCATAACCTACTGCAGTATACTCAGGAAACTCTCCCACTACTAGTAGGTAAAGATCACATTGATCGTTCTTCTTGTGAGGCATGATGATAAGTCTGCCTGTCCTGTACTTGGTTGTCTTAACATCAACAGTCTTACCGTTACATATCAAGTCATGAGTGGGTAGTTCATGAGCTTGAAAGTCTGTCTCAATATCGTAGTACACATTGAGCATCTTTGCTGCTGCCATCTCAGAACCAACACCGTCAACATCAGCATCTTTATATGACTTAGTAAATAAAGTTTCAGACAGTTTGTTGTTGAATCCTTTATCTCTCGCATTTTCATAACGCATACGAGCGATAGACTCACAGACCTTTTGTTCGTTTTTTCCTAGCTTATAAGATAGCACTATCCTTCTCCTCACGCTGTGTCAGTCGTCCAGTAGCCTCGTTGTAGAATACCTCACACGCCTTCCCTGTCTTACCCGTGTATCTGTTCTTCAACACACGCAGCACGGTCGTGTTTCTGACAACAGGATCATCACTCTGACTGTTACGCTCAGCACCAATGACCGCATCAGACAGCTGTGCAATCGACGCAGAGCCACGTAACATACCAAGGCTAGTGACAGCACCATCCTCCAACTGCTTCCCTTCAGGGCGTCTCAGGTGGCTCACAAGGAACATACAAATACCCATCTCCTGAACGAACGTCCGCAGCTTAGTCATGATCATATCCAAAGCACGTCGCTCATCACCGTTGCTCTGGTCAGACACCAAGATAGAGACGTGATCGAGTACGATATAACGTACGCCTAGTACCTTGACAAAGTATCTCATCCTGCCCAGTACGTTTTCTATCTCGTTACTGCCGAAGTGTTCCCAGAGATAGACACGGTTCTCATAGTCCATCGTATCGTAGACTAGATCAATGTCAGTGTCGTTGTACTCACAGTCTGGAAGGTGGATAGGCTTGTTCAGTTCAAGACCTACAAGGCCACGCATGGTACGCTCAGGTGTCTCCTCAAGAAACATCAACCCAAGGTTGTCCTCAGACTGTGCCATAATGGAACTGACTATCTCACGCAGCAGTGTACTCTTACCCAGTCCAGAGCCAGCACAGATAGTTACCAACTCAGACGTGCGTATGCCGTACAAGTGTTTGTTCAGTCCATCGAACGGATACTGTACCTTCGCCTTGGTGAGTGGCTTTTTGATCAGATCGCGTAGCTCACCGGCACCAACGATACCTTCAGGTGTGTACGGCTGTGCTGACCAGAACGCTTTGGTGTATAGCTCTGACTGATTGTTAACAAGGTAATCACACGCATCCTTGTAGCCGTTGACGTGCTTAACAATCCTTGCCTTGTTACCGAACAGATCAGCACACTCCTTCGCTGCCTTCTGTCCCGGCTCGTCAGCATCGAAGCAAAGCACAATGTTCTCGAAGCTGTTCAGCCAATCATAAAAGAGGCGACAGTCTTTTGCCGCCGACGTTGCACCGTTACGGACACTGACAACGGGATATTTACTGCCTGTCATTTGATGAGCCGCTAACGCATCGTACTCACCTTCAACGATAGTCACATACTTACCACCTTCAGGAAACAAGTGCTGTCCATACAAGCCAGCCTGCTTCCAATCTCCAATGATGCTGAACCGCTTGTCAGGGTTGCGTACCTTGGCAGCTATCGGCTTTGTTGGATCTTCAGGGTTGTAGTAACCGAATGTTGTAACATCACCCTGCTTAAGTGCTGCGTACTTCTTCGCCGTTGTTCCTGTAATGAGACGGTCAGTAATGGATCTGTACTCCGCCGTGATTAAACGGTGTTCTGTCTGGCTAAACGATGGCTTTGGTGCATCGCTGATAGATCCTAGCTCTCGTACGTTTTCCCGTACGTTAAACTTATCGGCTTTGGTGTACTTGCTACAGTTAAAACAATAACTAGAGCCGTCCTCATTGTACGCTAACGCATCACTGCTGCCGCAGTCTGCACAAGGCTGGTGTGTTTCAGTGAAGGCCATGTCTGCCTGCTCCCATGTCGCTGTACAATTCATCAATCTCACCGTCGTCCATTGACTCTAACAACTCAGTGAAAAACCCACCTGCAATGTTCAACGCTTCCGTTACGGTTAACAAGTCCAACTGCCGTTCAACAAGTTCCAGTATCTTCTGCTCTTTAGAGATACTCATAGGATAAATACCTTATAAGATAATAAATTTAAGATAGTCTTATATGCTTTCTGCATAGAGTCTAACATCACTCTTCGTGCCTGTACAAGTCCTCTTCTTTAATATGTTCAACAATCTTGTCATAAGTTTTGTCGCTAATATGCTCCACTATTTCTGATCCGTACCACTTGACAGATGTTAATTCAATAAACTTGTCGCGTCTGTCGAAGTGATACTGAACCTGAACATCAATGGTTAAGTCTAGGTCGTACATGTTACACTCCCTCATAAATCACCTCCGTTGTGTGCTTGACAATTCGGTATCGTTTACCGTTGCCACGTTTAGAATATACGTAGTCCTTCGCTTGATCAATACAGTCTATCGACCACACCTGCGACCATACATCATCGTATAACTCTACGGTATACATAACATTCATTCCAATCATGTCTCTCTCCTAGTCAAACGTTAAAACAAAATGACCTTCTTCAGGCATACTTGCATCATCTACACGGTACGTAAAGTGTGTGATCTTCACTGCGTTAATAAGCTGCAAGTCATCCTCACCTCTACTGTAACAAACCTCTTGTTTCAAGTAACGATCATCCATGCGTAACAATGTTTCAATTAACTTTTGATATGTCATGCTTCCATCTCCATCCGTCCAGATATTTCTATGCGTAACCACCCAAGCCAAACAATATACGAGAACGTAATGTAATCATCTGGTGGTGCATACATGGTTGATACTTTAAATCGTTTTGTCAAGTATATATCGACAGTGTACTTACCAAACTCGATGATGATCCCATCGCTGCCAAAGTTTGTTGTGCATCCGTAGTACTTCTTCGCCGTTGTGATTCTCATTTGTCACCCTCGTCTAATACAATGCTTTTTAGTTCCTCATTCAAAAAATAAATATCGTGATCATAAATTTCTGTTTTAAGTAGTTTCAACGCTTCGTCCTCCGTTTTTGCATTTACGTAATAAACTTTTTCATTTGTTTCAATAGTCGTTATCTGAAACTTTTTCATCTTAACAACCTCCCTTGTCGCTGTAAGTCCCGTCGCAGTGCTTTACGTCGTGCCTTACGCTGTCGTCTGCGTCTCGCTCGTGGGTCTGAATACTTCTCATAAGCCCAGCAAAGGCCGGCCCAAACCGGAACAAAGCTAAACAGAATCGCAATGTCAAGTAGTGTTGGATTCATGCTGTCACCTCCAGTTTAGGTATCTCTGCACCGCGTCTACGTAATACAACGCCGTGCAATAGGATATGTGTTCGCGTCATGTAATCGGTAGGGTTTGCCATGCTCTCTTGTATCACGTGCGTAGGTAATCCCACCAATAGAGATAAATAGTATTGTTTAGCTGTCATTACGCCACCTCTTGCTTGTTAAATTTGTCGTTCAATGTGAGCATAATCGCTTGATAAATCAACTCATACGCGATCAATGTCATCATCTGATTAGCGCTTTCAAATTCTATACCGTGATTGAACGCGGCATCCTCTGCATCATTAAACAGTGCTGAATCAGCGTGGCGCATCATCGTCACCAGATCCCATGCCATGCCGTAGTAAATCACATATTGGCTGCTGTCTGCTAATTCGTGTGCAATATCGTGCCAGTCATCTTGATCATTTAGGTCATGCTCATAGTTGAACCATACGTCATCACATAGCGAGTCAACGTAGTTATCAAATTCTTGTAAGTTGTTCATTGTCATTTCTCCTAGTAACCTAACCATTCAAGTACTTCGTTTGATTTGTAAACTGATTTGCTTCCTACTTCTTCAACAAATTCTTCCCAGTCTATGCCGTGCGCTAACACCTCCGCCTTGGCTTGCTTTGCTGATACATCGTAACCTTCCATTGCTTCGTCGTATGTCATGGTGATGTTTCTCCGTTGAGTTGTGGACCGCCTACGCGGCCCCTAGTAGTTGCTGAACTGCTTCTGTCATTGGGTAGCCTGAATTAGCTACTGATAGCTTACAGTCACCAAACGAACCTTCCTTTAAAACTACACAATCAAAGAAAGGATACGTTTCGGCGTCGTCGCGGTTTAACGCGATAATAAACTCAATATCCCAACCACGCTCACCAGTCTCCGGATGACATGTATAAATCTCATATAAGTTGAACATAATTAAATTTCCTTTATCATTTAGTTGATGAGTGCATATTAAGTATTGACATTTTAAAACACAATATCTTTTTGGAAATATTGAAACAGAAAACCATTCACGGAATGAATAGAGGTGTGTTATGCATAGGACGGTTGAGTATCTGTGGTGCTATCTATAGGGACCAACCCAGACTCTCACACCTACCCTTGTCAGTTC